CAAATATGGGACCAGGAGACATGCCAATTGAACCAGCTGTGATGAATCAAGCTATGAACGCACAAAGTGCTGCAAGCTTACCATCTCAAACAAATCCTCAGCCTACTTCAATGGCACCAGCTGTTACAGCCCCTGGCGATGACATCATGGCAGCTTTACAAATAGCTCAAGAGACGACACTCAATCCAATGGGAGCTCCTAATATGCTTAGTGTTGGAGCCATTGGTTTCGACATCAAGATGCTCATTTATGAACAATTCTTGGATTGTGATACGCAATTTTCAACAACGGAGTCCGCACCAACAGGATCAATCATCCTCCAGATACCGTATGCTGTTGTTTCGCAGTATACAAATTACTACATCAAAGCCTATGCAAGCTTGCATAAAAGGTATACTGGTTCAATCAAATTCCGTGTTACTGGCATCGGTAATCAACTTTTGTCAGGAGCAATTGGTGTTTGTTGGGTGGAAGAAAGACAAGATGAGGCTACTATCCTGATTTCAGAAGCTCAGAAGATCGCGTATGAAATGAAAGGAGTGAACAATCCATTTAATGAGATCCACACGTTACACGACGCTCGTCAAACCGAGTTTTATCGTACAGTTCTGAGTGATACAACAGAACCCCTTGACAAGAGACCACATCTTGTTCTCTTTGTGGGTATGAACGTTTACAATCCATATCGAGATAACACGCTCGTTAGATTTAGGATTGCTTCCAAATTATCGAACGGCAGAGAACCAAATCCATTCTTCTTTGCACTACCAACTAATCAAGGGTCAGTTGTTCCAAACACACAAGCTAACACTGTATCACCAGCACGAGCTTTCAACGAAGTTTTCACACAGACGTTGAATACACCGATTTATGTCTATACTGATGGTTCTTTGAGGAATGGCGTTGCTTATAAACGAGGAACTAGGTATCCACCTTACACCCCAAAAGCTGTTAACAATGCAGCTTATAGGTTTATTTTCAACGGTAGTTTCCAGAGAGCTGCTATGACAACATCAGTAGCCCATCAATTTACCGAGAGTGAACTTACAACCAAGTGGAGCCGTATCTACCAATTCTTCAGAGCTCAAGCGATAACACCACTTCACACGATTGTTGGTATAGTGTCGCAGAGCACTATGGACAGTGAAAATTTTTGTGTGTTAACTGGTTCAAGCTCATATCCTGGGTTTGGACGAATTATCACTACAAATTTACCTGAAGAAGCGAACTGGGATTTCATGAAGACACTTTCTGGATGGCAAGTATCATTCCCTGAACCGACATTTGTGCCTGTTAATGACATTCAAATACAGGCAATCCTCTACAACGACACCGAGATTGCACTCGGAACTTTCACAGCTTCTGTAAATAGAACCTATTACTACGCCAGATTTGGACAAATCAAACTTGTCACAAATTATGGAACAGCTGTGTATTACTTGAT